ACAAGTCGTATTTCTTAATACGCTTGAGCAATATATTTTAAGATATTATTTTTTTATTGCCGGCTATCGAGCAGGGAAATCCTTTACGATATGTTTAGAAATATTACGACTTGCTAAAAAATATGAGAATCAAGATGTAACTATTGGACTTGGGGCGCCGACAATTTCTTTGATGAGAAAGACCTTTATTAAAGATTTAGAAATAATTTTAATAAAGAGTAAAATTCCTTATCTCTATAATAAACAGGATAACGTTTTAATTATTGGGGGAGTAACTTTTCAAATGATAGCAACAGGTTATCCATCGGATATTTACGGGTATACATTTAATGCCTTTTTATGTGACGAAATTGATGAGCTTCCGCATCATTACGGGCAAGATTGTTTTACAGCAATTGATGAACGATGCAGTCAAGCATTCCCTGACGGGAGACCACCTTTTTGTTGTTTTTTTACAACAGCACAAGGCTTTAAAACTGCTTATGTTATTACAAGAGATTTAAAAAGTAAAAATATACCTTTTGCATTGGTAAGAGGTAAAACTAAAGATAATATTTATAACGATCCGAGTTATTATGAAAATAGATTTAAATTATATAATGAAAATGAACGTCTTTGTTTTTTGGAGGGACACTTTGTTAATCTTACGACAGGCAAATGTTATCCCGATTTTGATGAAGAAAAAGCGACAGTAGAACCGTTTGAAATATTGCAAAGCGATACAATTTTGGTTGGGCAAGATAAAAATATAGGTTACAATAAAGCGACGGCATGGGTAAAAAAAAATAAGGTTCTATATTTGGTAAAATCCTTTAGTTTTAAATCAATTTCAGATGCGCCAAGAATTTTAAGAGCTACATTTCCTGAAAATGATATTTATTGGTACCCGGATGCAACAGCTGCCGAATTGTTAGCGGGTTATGCAAATGAGATTAAATCTCATAATATACAATTAAGGATAGGTTCAATTAATCCTTCTAGGCTGGCAAGATTGTTTATTATGAATAAACTATTTAAAACTGAACGCGCAAAAGTTTTTAAAGGCAATGATGACTTTTGTATAGTTTTAAAAACTAGATGTTTTGATGATAATGGGATGCCAGAAAAAGGGAAAGGCGAAGATGCGCCAGACCATTTATGTGATGCTACCGATTATATTCTCTTTAGAATTGTTCAACAAGATCAAGATTTTGCAGATATTAGAAATGCGACACATAAATTAAATAATACTTGAAAAATATTATATTTTATTGTATTATTAAAAATAAGGTTGAATAAATGACAGAAAAAAAAGTCTTCTACATTTATAGAAATGTTTATGATTATTCAAAAGTTGAAGAAAAAGAAAAACAGATTATTTTTGTGGTTAATATTTCTTATCGAGACAAATTATTAACTCATTTAAGTAAAGACATAAAAAAGAAATTTATTTTACTTTTTCAAGATATGAAACATAGATGTTGGTTATCAAAGATTCAAGAGCTAAAAGACAATAAATTAAAAATTATTTTTGAGAAGGAGAATTTATAATGATTTTTTGTAGTGAGTGTGAATTTTATAAATTTTATGATGAAGACTTAATTGCTTTTCGTCAGCTTCTTTTTACAGATATTTGCATAAAAGACCAGACTATAATTAATACTCCAATTAAAAAAGAAATAAAAATAAATTTTAAAAGTTGTTTAGAAAAAAATAAAAATAATGATTGTTTAGATTTTAAGAAAAGCAAGGTTCAAGATGTCCCTCCTGTATTTACTTCGAGGTTAAAAAAATGACAACATTTAAAGAACTTTCCAAAAATGAAAATTTAAGTAAAGATTATAGAGAAATATACCGAATCATTTCCGAAACGTATGATGAAAATCAGGGGGTTAGAGATTCCGAAAAAGCACATAAATTTTCAGATATTGAGTTTATTAGAAACAAACAATATGAAATTGTAAAAACAAATTTAATACAAGAGGGTATTGAAGATTCATATTACGAATTATCAGAATTAAAAGAAAAATCAAAGTTAGATGTAAAAAAATTAATAATACAAATGAAAGATGGATATTATAATGATTATACCGGCATAGGCACAGGTCTTGATCCTAATTCATATAGTACTTCTTATATACCTATAAGTATATCACCATACGAAGCATCGGCTATTTATAGTTCTGGTGGGCTAGCAAAAAATATCATTGATAAAAAAACTAAAGGTGTTTTATTAAATGATTACGAATTTGAGGGATTAGAACCAGACGATGCAAAAGAGCTAAAAGAATATGCACAAAAGAAAGATTTTGAGAGACATATACCATTACGAGACGCTTTAGTTTTTGGGGGAAGTGTTTTATATCCAAAATTTAAAAAAGATAATCCTTTTTCTTACGATTATAATTTAGAGGAATTAATGCGACAAAGAATTCTTGACAAGGATTGCATTGATTATTGGATAAGTATTGATAGATGGAATTGCGTACATGTACCCAACTACAATATAACTGCTAGAGATTATTTAAATCCAGAATTTATCTATGTTCCTTTAGGCGCTCAAAAAGTAAATACACAAAGAGCATGTTTAATGAAACCTTATGCTTTGCCTTACTGGGCAGCTATTCAGCAGTTAGGATGGTCAACTTCCGATTATATTGGATACATAAAAGCAATATATGATTATGAAATTATGTTAAGTTCATTGCCGATAATGTTTCAACAACAAAGTATTATGTTTACAACATTAAATCTTGACGCTGCTATGGTGATGTCGGGGCCGGATGCTGTAGAAGAAATCGTCCAAGCAAATCAAGAAAGATTAAGAAAAGCGAATTTATTAAAACCAGAAGCTTTTAATTCAGCTTCTACTGCTGGAGATATAAAAGTTATAGAAAGAAATTTTTCAGGGTTTAAAGAAATATTAGGCGCAATGACACAGGCAATTAGTGCAAAATCTTGTATCCCAGAAACCGTTTTGTTTCAATTACAATCTAGTGGATTTTCAAATAATAAAGAGGATATTTTATTAAAACAGAGTGAGGTTATTACAATGCTGGCAAATGATACAGCACCACAATTAAGAAATATAATTAAAATTTTAACAATAAGTTGTTTCGGTGCAAACTCTTTGCAAGCACAGAAAGAAGTTAGTATTAAGTTTGGTAGTCCTGTCGTATCGACAGATACCGAAAAATCTGATATTGGAGTTAAATTATCACAATTTATATCTACTTGTATTGCTTCTGGAATTTCTATAGACATTGCAATAAAATTGTCAAAGCAGTTCTATACCTATGAAATTGATGATGAAGATATGGCAAGGCTTGAGGCGACACCAGAAATGGCACAGGGCGATCAAGGTAATTCAGATTTAACAGGACAAATAGAAGGGATAATAGGAGAGTAAAAAAAATATTAGTAAAGATGATAAAAGATAAAAATAAAACGGCTTTTAGTCGTATAAAAAGACAAGGATTCCCTGCTCCGCGATTGAATATTTACGATCAGGCAAGGAAACTTGTACAAGATCATTATCATATAAATCTTGAAAAAATCTTAAAATTAATTAGGCAAAATGCTAAAACTTATAATGTATCTATTAAAAAAGGTGAAATGGTAAAAGATAGTGTCTTTGACCTTATTCAACAAATTAAATATTTACTTTTTGAAGGAGGGAAAGAGCTTTATCCCTCATTAAAAAACAAATTAAGATTTTTGATGAATAAAAGCCAAAGTAATTTTTTTAAGGATTTTTATCAAGACGCCGACGAGGGTATGGCAAAGTTTTTGATAGTAAAGTCTTTAAATAAAAATGACGTATTCCATGATAAGCTAAAGGAAATTCGTGAATTATTTTTGGATAATGCAATTAATCGAATATCCGGCGAACAAGATAATTTAAAAAAAAGCTTTTTAACAAAACTTACGGATTGGACAGAAGGCAAAGCTGAAACTTTAGATTTAGAGAATTTATTACAGGATATGAAATCGACAGCCATTTCAAGCTCAAAATTTTTTGCTCGTGACCAATTTTTAAAATTAAACAAAGCTTCTATGATAGCAAGTTATCGAGAAGCAGGCGTAAAACGAGTTCAAGTTGTCTGTGTCGATGATATGGCGGTAAGAGGTCGCCGAATTGGTAAAGGATTCCCTGTTTTACCAGATGAGCATAATCATTGGAAGCATAATAAAGAAATTTATTCTATAAACAACATCCCTTTATTTATTTGGGATTATAATTGTAGATGTTTTTTAAAACCATTGTGGGAGGTATAATTTGACTAAAAAAACCGGTAAAATTGGAATAGAATTAAAATTAAAAACAAATTTATGGAGTAAATTTTTAATTTTTCTCACAACATTTTTTTTAAAAAAAGCAATCTCTAATATTGAGAGAAGTTTATATAATAAAAATAAATATTATTTGGGAAAATAAATAAAAAAAATTCTTGACAAATTTATATTTGTGTTATAAAATTATAGTGTCTTCTTTATATAGGATATTTAAATGGTTGTTATAAAAGCAGATTTAAAAGTAAAAATTATTGACTCTGAAACTAAAAAAGAATATGAATATCTTACCCCTTTAAAAGACTTTAAACTTAATATGGTAACGCATGAATTAGAAATAATTCAAAATTTGACATCTAATATTAGTCAGATGAGTATGATTATAATAAATGATAATAATTTTTGGGATTTTTTAAAAAAAAATGTAATGCGAAAATAACATGATTGATGACATCAAAATTAAAGAAATGCTTTTAAAAACTAAACCAATTTTTTTAGAGGTATCTAAAGAATTAAAAAAAGGATATGCTTTTAATGGCTCTGTTATTTGTAATGAAAAGAAAAATGATTTTTGGATTAAAATTGAGAATGATATAAAAATATAAAATAAAAAAAGGAATAAAATTTGATTAAATTTAAATTAGGACAATTTGAGATTTTAAGGATGAGTTTAGCGGAATTAGGCAAAATACAATTGCCGGTTAAAACTTCTTATAAATTAACAAGATTTATTTCAAAAACATTTGATATTGAGTATAGTATTTATTCGGAAGAGAGAACGAGAATCTGTAAGGAATATTCTGAAAAAGATAAAGATAATAATCCGATTATTGAAAATAAAAATTTTAAAATAGCAGAAGATAGAAAAAAAGAATTTGAAGAAAAAATGAATGAATATTATGATAATG